GACCAAGGTGAGAACGAAGAATATTCACCATCAGTATATTTATATCTATATCCAAACCTACTTAATTTTAACTCAAATAAAGGCTTTGATTGCTCTAATGTGACACTCCAGAAAGATTGTGAGTAATTTAAAGCGTCTGGAACACCTATGATACTAATTCTAATAAACTCTGTTGCTTCAAATACCTCGTTTCCATCTGAATCTTCGTAGCAAACAAATTGAGCTCTAACCTCTGTTGTTTCTTGACTATCCCAATTTCTAAATTCAAGTATATCACCAGCTCTATAATGTGTATCTGCTGAATCTATTTCAAAAGATTTAGTTTGACCTACTGAAAGTGTTGAGAATATACCAGCTTGCGTTATAAAATTACCAGACATGGTTGTATCTGTTAATCCTTCTCTATCATTTGGTTTCATGTGTAGAGAAGGTGGAACTGTTGGAGCTTTACGTATTACCGTTATATGTCTTTCCTCTAAATAACCTGGTAGTCCAGATCCATTTGCTAAACCTCCGTTATCCAAAGGACTTGTTAAAGTACTAACGTCTTCAAATTCATTTGTATTGGGATTGTTTATATATAATCTAGTGTGAGTTCTACCATTATTTACTACACCATTTATATTGGTACCGGCTTTACATCTTGGTATATTTATTTTTTTAGGTTCGCTATGACCATCTGTCCACATTAAAAAATTATCAATAATATTAAGACCTGTTATATAATCATTAACATTACCCTTAAAACTTCCATTATTTAAATATCTTTTTTCTTCTGACTCTCTAAATTTTAAAACTCTTTCCGCAACGAATTCTATATAAGCTAAAGTATTTGGTTGAATAAATGTTTCTTGCTCTTCGTTTAACATAATAGTGTCACCATCTATAGCTTTAATAGTAACATCATTTGGTAAGACATTAAAACCGGAATTATTAAACATCCTGACAATCATACCAGGTCTTAACTTCTCGCCATAACCTTGCGTTAAATATATTTCCTCCCAATTACCTTGATATGGATATCCAATAACTTGATCGCCTACTGCTGGGCTAAAATGATATAATGCATTTTCAACTCTATTAACAATAGCAAAGTTGTCTACAACTACTGGTACAGTTAAATCTTGCGCAGAATCATATTCAACTATACTGTCAACGTAAAATCTTTCATCACCCTCATAGTTATC